GACGGAATCAAGACTGTGTACGAGCCGAAAATCTTCATCAACCCGGGGACAATCAAGAATGTTCATGCAACCATCCGAAACCTCATCGAGCCGTCTGACGAGCTCAAGGAGGTGCTCAAGGAGCACGCCTCGATCGTCAAAGGAGTCTCGGCCGGCCTTCACGTTCGACGCGGTGCATCCGCAAAGGACTCTCGGGTCATTGTCGAGGTGGACAGTGACACGTTTGCCAATGACGCGGCGGTCGGAAGGTTCAAGTCGATTGCTGAGAACTTTGGTCCCGTCTTTCTGGCGAGCGATTCACCCGAGACGAAGCGTGAGTTTTACGGTGCTCGGACGCTCGACACGTCGATTGCTGTGGTACACGGTGCATGCCCCGCTGCACCGACCAAGGATCGCCGGAACGTCTTTGTTGATTTCTTTCTGCTGAGCATGTGCCCCAAGGTGTTTGTCACCGGTGGCAACTTTCCCAGCTGCCCGGGGATGTCCACCTTTGGCTATATGGCGGCACAATATGGTGGTGTCCCGTGGGAGATTGTCCAGAACTAAAGTCAAGAGCGCCATGTCTTGTATGACGGATCTTCACTGTTTCGATCTCGATGGGACACTCGTGAAAAGTGAGGGTTTCCACTATGAGGCGTATATGCGCGCCGGCGTTCGTGAAATTTCATACGACGAGTACACTCGGTGCGACACTGTCATGACAAGTGATCCTGTGGTGTATGCGCGCAAAAAGGCAATTTTCCTCGAGCTGATCAAAGGGTTGGAATTTATGCCTGGTATGCAAAGCGTCTGGGAAAACACACCCCACCCAAAGTGTATCGTGACGCACTCTGATCGCGAAACTTTGACGCGCATTATGGACATTTTGCCGGTGCTCAAAGATGCCGATTTGACAATTACGCGCGACGAGTGCCAACGACACAAGCCTCACCCTGATGCATACATGCGCGCCATTCGGCACTTTCCGCAGTGTCGTCGCGTCATTGGGTATGAAGACAGCTACAAGGGTTACGTGGCACTTGTGCGTTCGGGTGCACTGGCATATAAGCTCTGGCCGACGAACGATCCCGTCGGAACGATGTTTGAAAAATATCACGAAGGCCTCGAGTCGTTGAAACATACCATTCGTTCAACACTTGATGGCGTCATGCCCATCGTGACCAAGTGTACCGGGAACGTCTATTTGACTGGTATAGGCAAGTGTGGCTACGTATGTGAGAAGAGCGTCTCGACATGGCAAAGTCTCGGTATCCCGTGTCATTTCATGAACGTTCTCGATGCGTCCCATGGCGGCTTTGGTATCCTTCGACCTGGAGATGTCATCATGTACATCTCCAACTCGGGGAGGACGTCTGAACTCGTACAGTGTTCGAGCTATGTAAAAAAAGAATTCCCGGATGTGACTCAGGTGGGCTTTACGATCAAACCGGGTGGAACGCTGTGCGTCGACTATACTTTCCAGGTGGCACACGGTGTCCACGAGATTGATTCGATCAACATGGCACCAACCACCTCGTCCATGGTATTCATGGCCCTGCTCGACATTCTCGGCGTGACGATTGCCGAGTCACGGGGACTCACGGTGGCCAAGTTTCAGAGGAATCACCCGGGCGGTGAACTCGGCAAGAAGAGCGTCGCCAAGTAGAGACTGTGGAAATAGCTCGCCGTGAGTTTCGTAAAGTTGGTCTCGAGGTATTGGGGGAGGGCGAGCCAAAGCGATACCATCAAGGTGGTTCGAATCTCCCCCGGGACAAACTGTGACGTGTCAATTGACTGAATATCAAAGGTGATGTCGTCGTCCGACAATTTGTACGTGAACATGGGGTCGTTGTGGAAGGCGTCATAGCCACTGAGTCCGTAAAAAAACTTGGCCAAGTCGTACTCTTTCGGGCCGTACACCTTCTGGGATCCAAAAAACCCACGAGGATCGATACATTTAACGTCGTCGTCCGTCACGAGGATATTCCCAAAGTTGGGATCGCCGTGAATGACATGAAATGTAGATTCGGGTGGAACATATGCCTCGATGATGCGACGCAGACGAGACATTGCCTCGTCGAACGAGATGATTCGAACGCCATTGACGATGAGTCTCTTTGGGACGTGTTTGAGTATGTCTTCAATTTTAGCGCGTCGCGTGTAAATCTTAAAGACCGTCTCGCTCAAGAGCTCTTCGGTAAACTTTTGGCGCGTCACGGGAACAGTCTCAAGCCGATGGATATCCTCCAGCATCTTGTAGGCTCGGAAACGCATGGACGGCTTTGTGTACAGAGGCACATAGCCGTCGAGATACTCTGTCACGAGCGTATCCTCAGCCACAGAGACGACGCGCGGAAACGCGTGATGATCTCCGACGTGCTTGTAGAGACCGTACTCGTTTGCAAGAATGTCGCGTCCGTACTCGGTGAGTGCCGTCTTGACCATCACGTCGCCTCGACGTTCGACGCGATTGAACGATCGACAGTGGATGCTTGACGCATAGTCGTCAAGGTATTTGGGAATGTCGCCAACGTCAATCACGTCAATCTCGTAGGAAGTCAGGGGTGCTGCGAGCGTGTCGCACACGTCGATCCGACCGGGAAGTCGAGGGAACCCCTGATAGTCCGGGACGTAGTAGATACCGATGACGTTTCCGCCGCTCCCGGTCAGTTTGATTTCTCCATCCTGAATGGTGTACCGTGCATTGTTCTTGGCACACGTGAACACGACTGTGTTTTTCGTCTCGGGGAGTGAAATGTCAGACGTGGGATATAAATCACACCACGTGAAGAGCGTGTTGAGCGATCGGTGCTCGATGAGCGTATCGTCGAGCGCATCAGCCGTCCCAGCTTTGTTGTCGCACGGAAGCACGTTGTATGTGATCCCCTTGATACGACTCATGTAGACGCGCGTCAGGTTGACGTGACATGGATTGACAATGACGTTAAACTTGGTACAGTGCCGACGCCAATAGTCTACAATGTGATGGATGAGTGGTTTCCCCCTGATCTCGATGAGATGTTTCGGGACGTGGTGTGTCAATGGATAAAGGCGAGTGCCTGAACCTGCTGCGAGGATGCACACCTGCTCCATCATTCCTATGGTCTCAGCAGGTTTATCTGACAATGGTAAAACGCACAAACTCCTCTGTGTTTGGGTCGTTATTCTCCCGGACGTACCTGTGTAAAAAGGACGCCTCCTTTGTTCGAAGCTGAAGCAGTTCAGTCATCATCGAAAAACACCCGTCGTAACAGTGAAACTCCTGGGCGCGCTCGATGAGCGTACAGTAATCAAAGATTGATTCGGACCCGATCGGAAAATAGCCTCGACAGATTCGAATGACTGGACACGCCGCCGACTCGTCGACGCCGACGATGGGTGTGAATCGGCTCGGGTCCTCGTGAAGCACGATATACTTGTCGGTCCCTATATGCTTCGTGACTTTGGTATAGAACGCCTCTTCGCTCTCACGATTTCGCTCGATGCGGAACCCTGTGTGCATGAGTGATCGATCGAGACCGGCATTCACGTAGAACGAATAGCAAAAACACTTGGTCACGTTCCAATCTGGTCCGAGGAAGATGCCTGTTCTGATTGTCAGGGGTGCTTGTTTCTGCCATGCGTCGTGATCGTCGCGTACACCAACCACCGCGACATTTGGAAGGTCTCGATACATCATCTCGACGCTCGGGACGTTGTGGTGCTTTGCGTAAACTGTGATGTGCGGGTGAATATTCGCAAAGTGACGAACCAGCCCGTTACATATGAGATGATCACCAAGTCCCATGTGTGTCAGAATACCGACTGTCATATAAAACCGTGGCACGCATGTCCTTTATGTTGGTCGACTGCTTTATGTTCTACAATGAGCTCGATGTTCTCGAGTTTCGACTTTCACTGCTGGGCCCCCACGTTGATCGGTTCGTCCTCGTCGAATCGGAGGTGACCCACGCCGGAACACCCAAGGAGCTCATCTACGATCAGAACAAGGCGCGGTACGCCAAGTGGGCCGATAAGATTGTCCATGTCGTCGCACGGAACATGCCGACCGACGAGAATCCGTGGTCGCGCGAAAAGTACCAGCGACACTGTTCGCTTGACGGTCTTGACGGTGTGCCGGACGATGCAACCGTGATGATTTCCGACGTGGATGAGATTCCAAACATGAACGTTGCAAAAATTCTCAAGGGTCGTACGACGACGTGTCACATGCACATGTTTGAGTACTCGTTCAAGTACACATTCACGGGGGAGCCGTGGTTCGGTACGGTGATGACGTACGCACGCGAGTATCGGGCGCTCGGACCCAATTTCTTTCGTGATTACCGATGGCGGTTTCCGAACATTCCATATGCCGGGTGGCACCTGAGCAGCTTTGGCGACGCGAAGCACATCGACACGAAGCTTCACACGTATGCACACGCCAAGGATCCGGGTCGACACGAACACCAAACCCTGAGTGATTACGAGCGTTTCATCGAGGAGGGGTACCACCACGACGGACACACAAAGCTCATTCTGACACCGGCCGATACCGTCATGCCGCCCGGGTGGGAAACACTTTAAGGACGTGGGGTGCTCATTACCCAGTATGTTTGATCAGATTCGCGAAGAGATGATAAAAAACGCATATTTGCCGTACCTGACTCGGACGACCCATGAAGATACGCATTTGACGAGACACGTCATTGAGTGCCTCTCCAAGCCCGACTCGAGCAAACTCACGATCCCGATACTCAAGCTCGACGGCATGACGGGTTCGATGACTCGTCACTTTTATAACAACTTGTGTTCGCTCGAGACACCCGGTCGTAAGACGGAGTACCTCGAGGTGGGTACATGGAAAGGTTCGTCACTCGTATCGGCAATGTACAAGAATGGCGACACGACACATGCAACCGTCGTTGATAACTGGTCGGAGTTTAACACGTCATTCGAGCTCGATCCCGAGACGAAATTGCCCCACGATATCGACCCACGAGGTGATTTTTTGAAGAATATGGAAACGTTCGACATTAAGGGTGTTGACGTGATTGAGGCTGATTTCTTCACGGTCCCACTCAAAGCCCCGATCGACATTTACCTGTATGACGGTGCACACGCCTACGAAGACCAATACAAGGCGATTACATATGCATGGGATGCACTTGCCGATGATGCAATCATCCTGATTGATGATTGGAGCATGCAAGATGTAAAACGGGGGACGATGGATGCACTCCGCGACGTGAATGCCCACATCATTCAAACGTCCGAAGTGACCTATCCAGAGGGGATGGATTCGGTATCATCCGGGTTTTGGAACGGGATAGGCATATTTGTCATCAAGAAATGACCGTAATCATACGAAGTTCCTCGTCACACGACACGGCGTCTACGCCACACCAGCGCGCCTTGAGTCGCAGAAGGTTTCGAATCTCGTCAATGTCAAGCCAACGTAGAAAGCGTCGCTTTCGTTCGACATTTTTGAACGGCATCTTGTCGTCGAGTAAGCCTTGACACACGGGCCACGTGACGGCTCGCAGCTCTTTGAGTTCAGCCTCGTGTGCATCGAGGCGGGGCAGAATCACTTCACGCAAAAACCGAGTACCCTCGTTGTCCCACATAAACAAAAAAGGTTGTAAAAGTTTAGATGATGAAAGCGCTATGGGATCTTTATAGCATACCCCTCAAGATGACGTATTGGCAGAAGCTCCGGTTCATTTATGTGCTCGTACTCATCTTTACGCCGCGAGAACAGGCTGTCATCCCGCGATACATGCCGTATATCGAGGATGAGCCGCTGTTCATCGAGGATGACGAACCCTTGATCGAGCCGTTTGCATACACGGCGCTCAAAGTTGCCGATCTCATGGCAGGTGTTAAAGGCTTGAAGACACTTTAAGAGAGATGCTTGCGGCTATCATCACGGGTGTCGCGGGTCAAGATGGATCATACCTCGCAGAACTTTTGATCGCAAAGGGCTATATCGTGTATGGATTTGCCCGGTACTCGAGCGAGACGAAAATGGGACGTCTGTCCAATGAGGTGCTGACGCACCCAAACTTTCGACTCGTCAAGGGGGACATGACGGACTCCATGCGCATCTCGATGCTCATCAAGGAGATTTCGGATATGGTTGTGTGGGATCGGATCGAGGTGTACAACTTGGCGGCTCAGTCGCACGTCAAGGTGTCGTTCGAACAGCCCGAGTGGTCCGCAAACGTCAACTCGCTCGGGACGCTTCGTTGGCTCGAGGCGATTCGTCAGACGAACGATCCTCGGTTCCGATTCTACCAGGCGGGGACGTCCGAGATGTTTGGCAAGGTTATGGAGACGCCGCAAACTGAGACGACGCCATTCTGGCCTCGGAGTCCGTACGGCGTGTCCAAGGTGTACGCCTACTGGATCACGAAAAACTACCGCGAGTCGTACGACATGTTTGCGTGTACGGGTATTCTGTTCAACCACGAGTCTGAGCGTCGCGGTGAAGAGTTTGTGACGCGTAAGATTACCAAGGCGATCGGAGGACACAAGTTTCCGATCCGGCTTGGGAACCTGGATGCAAAGCGTGATTGGGGTCACGCGCGTGACTATGTCGAGGCGATGTGGTGCATGCTTCAGCAGCCAGAACCCACCGACTATGTGGTGTCGAGTGGCGAGACGCACTCGGTTCGTGAATTTATCGAGGAGGCGTTCAAGTGTTCTGGCATTGCCATCGAATGGGAGGGCGTGGCCGAGAAGGAGATTGGTCGGAACATTCTCACGGGTGAACCCCTGGTGATTGTCGATCCGGCATTTTACCGACCGGCTGAGGTTGATGTGCTCATCGGCGACTCGTCCAAGTTTCATATCGCAACTGGATGGACACCTACATATACCTTTCCGGAGCTCGTCAAGTGTATGGTCAAGAACGACATGACTTAAAGTCTGCGCTGTCTGGTAAGTAAAATGGCCGAGACGATTACTGCAAAGTTCATAAAGGCGTTTGTTCCATCTGATAAGGCGCACGTGTCGTGGCTCCAGAAGATGACAATCATGGCAGAGACGTTGGGCACCCCCGACAAGCATCAACAGCTCGTCAAGGAGATCCAGGCCAATCCCATGAAGGTCAAGGTGAATGAGATTGAGGCACTCGATTGGCCTCACATTCACTTTGTGGTTGCGATGGCATATTCCAAGGCGGTTCTGATCGGCAAGGCGTACATTCCCATGTCGCCCGTCGCCGAGGAGTAACCTCACTCCTCGTCGAGCCCGATATCCTTCACAAAGCTCGGGAGGTTGTAGAGTTCGGCAATCTTGAGCGCATAGAGCTCTTCCGGTATGCCCAGCTTGATAACCTCGCCCGACATTTTGTACTTGGTCCGTGACTCTTCGATCTCGTGGAGCACGACGAGATCGAGGTATGCATCGACACAAAATACCTGGAGCGAGTCCATTGTCCATGAGCGTACCTCAATCAGACTATTTTCATGCATGGGATTGACGTTCCCGCCAAAAATACTGAATGCATTGTCCACCACGAGAACATCCGGCCACCTGTTCTCCTGTTTGACATGTCGCTCGATCATATACGCCATGAGCGTCGCATCCCCCTTGCGACGAAACGCAACCGTCGCCGTCTTGACGCGCTGATCGTCGAGACGCCATGCGAACACGTCATTTGGCCCGGAATGGAGCGTGAATAACTTGCGATTGCCGTAACTGTTTCGGGACGGTGCAAATCGAGGTGGCTTGGTCAGGGTCGCCATCTTGTTATTTTAGCGTACGATTCTTCTAAGGGCGTGCATACGGACGCTTGAGGGACCGATCGGCGACACTGTCCTCCATCTTGGACTGGGGTGCATAGCCAGAGTACGACCACGTCAACGCAACGTAGAGAGCAACGAGCCCGGCGACGAGCTTCACTGCATCCTTCATCTTGTCATGGGCTGAGAAGATTTTAATCGTCGTCCTCATCCTCGCATGCAAGCCGACTCCAAAAGCTCGGTCGGACCACACGCTTCACGGGCTCGGGTGCCACGACGGGCTCGGGTTCTGGTGCTGACTCGGGTGTCGCGACGGGCTCGGGTTCTGGTGCTGACTCGGGTGTCGCGACGGGCTCTTCCTCCTCCTTCTCGAGACGTTTCAGTTCGTATATGATATCCATGAGGCTCATTTGCTCACAGATATCATCGACGCTGCCGGATCCTCGTGCAGCCACGAGCATCTCAGCAAATGCCTTTTTTGGTTTGGTCATTTCCTTCTAGGACCGGAGATAAAACGACGTTTTCTGTGACGCATGGAGCGCCTTTGGAAAGTCTGGGTTGTTGAGAATACACTCCCTGATGAGAATCCATAGATCCTTACGTGATGAGATACCCTCAAGCGTATCCCAAATCATCGCCGTGTTTTCGTCGTGATTCTTTTTGAATGGAACCTGGGACGTTTCCATCTTGTTCTTCTCCTCGTTGAAACGCTGGATCATGTACTTTTGCTCGATGGCGGTCGTGGGGAGGTCGAGGATGTAGACGTGGTAGACACTCACGGTGTCGGCGTCAGCCTCGGTATCCCCTGGACCTTTATAGTTGGTCGTGAATCGAAAGTACGTGTACGACCCACTCTTGACATCGATGATCCCCCTGGTCTCCTCGTGAAGTTCGCGGATCGCACATCGTAGGGGATTGTATACCTCGCGTCGGCGACACCCGCCTGTGACAAACGTCCACTCCTTGTACCGGCGATCATGGACGATGAGCATGTGTGGACGATCACCGATCATCGTCACCGGGACCGCTATCGCTTTGTGCCTCTCGCGAGGACCTTGCGGAGATGTAGACATTCTCCGTCTCTACTGTAGACTCATCAAAATATTTCGCCATAGTACGCGTACTCGGATTATACGTGATCAAAAATAGGAGAGCGATGATCACGAGCCACTTCCAGATCTGCATCTACTACGTGAACTGAGATTTATTCTGTGCCCGCTGATTGCCAAAGTAATCCATATTTACATCTATGGTTGGCTGGTATTGTACAGTCCAGTCACCGCCGCCACCGCCCGAGTCCAAGTACTTATCCGCAAATACGTTAACCGACCAAACTCCGTATGTGCCAGGTTTGTAGTAATTAAAGTCCCATGTTATCCATTGTGGATTGGCGGCTATGTTAATAGTCGAGTTGGGATAGTTTGTGAGTGCCGTGTTCACGAAATAATTAAAGCCGAACCCGTCAAGTTGACCAACAAGTGCCCATCCAACGTAGCTTGTAAAGTTTGAAATGATCCGATTGAGCCGATAATTGTAACTTAATCCAGCGTTACTACTCTGATTGGTTGCTGTCGTACCGAGACGGAGGAACCCGCCCGTGGTTATACCCGTTGTCCAGTGTTTGTTCGTCTGATTAGAAGCTTTATAAGGAAAGTCGATATAAAAGAAACTATTCGGGAATACGCCTGTATCCCAGTTGGTAATTACATAAGGGTACGCCATTACGTGTAGGTATATCGTAGTCGAACCACCGTTGTTCGATGCAGTGACGCTTATGGTTCCATACGCCCCTTGAGTACCATTATCAAATATACCCCCTTGAGATAAGATAAGAGTTTGCTTAGTCGAATTATCCACCACGTAGCCCTCCAGTGGATACTGGGAAGATGTTATATCTACACCAGTCGTACTGTAACGCTTGCCTCTTGTCGCGACCGATGATCCGTCAAGTGCATATGTCCAACTGAGATTAGTTCCGGCTGTCGCGAGTACACGGCCAATTTCCAGAGCGCCGGTCAATGTATTCAGGTTAATATAATCGCCCAGTTGATTAACAAGTACAGGCTTGACATTTGCTGCAGCGTTGAATGTCGTGTCACCAGTTCCGGCTGCATTTGTCGCCCTGACTGTAACTGGGACCGAATTGAAATTTGAACCCTGTGCTATACTTATGTCGCCGCTTGACGAATTGATCGAGATACCGGCATGGCCGGCCGAAACAATCGACCACGAGACTGTACCGGCCGCACCCGAGTTACTTATCGATGCGGTTACAAATGAGTAACCCATTGTCGTATCGAGAATGGGGAAGTCTGCGATCGAGTTTACGGTCGGTGCGACATAATAGAATGCCGCGACACTGAATGCGCTCGTCGCCGTAGACCCGCCTATATTTGTCGCCGTGACGATGATATTCGTCGCAGCCAACGACGTCGTTTGTGCGATACGCACAGTCACACTCGTATCTGATGGATTGATGAGCGTGATGGATCCTGGCACGGATGATATGCTCCATGTGATGCCCGTGCCACCACTCGTCTGCGAAACCGTAAATGTTTGAGCCGCCGCCGTCGTATCGAGATTTTGAGTTCCGGGTGTTGTCACGACGGGCTTCTTATTACCCGCGACAGAAAACGCCACACTCGACCCTGATGGTAAAAATTCATTCTTCCCCGTGACTGTAAGACTTGTCGATCCAAATATGCTATTTGCTGCGACGGCAATGACATACTGACTACCGGTACTGCTCGAGAATGAAACACCTGTGGGGAAGTTTGTGGGATTGACCCATGTGACCACCGCGCCTCCGCTATTTGTCACGGTTATCGACTGAGCAGTCGTTGTGTCAAACACGAAATTTCCCGGATTCACGAGTAATGGTGGGTTCCCTGCATATACAGTGAATGATGTCGAAGCGGATACACCGGCGCCGTTGGTGCCAAACACCGTGATTGATTGACCCGATGTAATGACGGTACCCTGTGCGACCGAAAAGAGAAGATCGTTACCAGATGTACCGTACGTGATTCCAGCTGCTTGAAGTGTTCCTGCACTGGGTGACGTGCTATATGTGATTTGATTTGCAGATATACTTCTCGATTGATAAAGAGTAAATGTCGCGACACTTGCACTCGTATTCGTGTATTGCGTGTCGAGCCCCGTGAAAATAGCGATGAGCGGGGCAAACAACGTGAATGACGTCGTGCCGGATGACATGTCGGCGCGATTCCTAGCACTGATCGTTACGGATGTACCGTCTGCAACAAACGTACCGGCCGGGACTGTCGCGACCAGCTGGGTATCCGACTCCGAAAAGCTCACGCCCCCGATTCCCGGGTACGTCCATATGATTGGATCGGTGTTTGCAGCCGCAACAGTTTGAGAAACCGTAATAGTTTTTTGTGTAGATGACGTGTCTAGAATGATCTTGCCTGACACGGGTGCTGGACTCGGTGTTCCGAGTGCTGGAGTTTCGGGTGTAAACACGTCATAACTGATCGTCGATGATGCCTTCCCGGCTGGATTGGTTGCGTAGTTTGAGCGAGCAAATACCGACCCAGCTGGACGTAACATAGCCGACGTACCAATCGTAAATTCGAGAAGCGCGTTCGTTTGGGCCGTGAGCGTGACGCCGGCCGGAAGACTTCCTGTGCCTGACCACGTGATTGTTCCCGTGTCTGACGCAGTCTGTGTGATGGAGACAGTCTTTGCCGATGCCGTGTTGACGTAGACGCGTGAACCGACAATCACGCCGGTCGATGTCGGCCCGGTGATGACTGGCGGTGTCGGCGTTGTCACGGTGAACGATCGCGTGTTTGAAATATTCACGGGGTTGGTGACCTGAATCGTGAATGTCGTCACGGTAAAGTATGTCGCCTGTGCGATTGTGAGTACGCCTGATCCTGAGTTCATAGTAACTCCGGACCTCGATGCCGTGTACGACCATACAAGCGTTCCCGTGGGCGATGCCGTGTTTGTGAACGTGAACGTCTGAGCCCCAGGCGACATGTCGATAGTTTGACCAGAGACGGGGGCTGATGTATCAATCACAGGCGGAGCTGGTGTTGTGATGTTCATCACCATCGTACCAAACTTGTTGACTGCATTGGTCGCCTTGATTGTAAATGCCGTCGCAGTAAAATACGTTCCCTGATTGATTGTCAAAAGGCCATTCGAGTTGATCGCAACACCAGAAGTTGTCGGCGTGTATGACCACGTCACCGTCCCGACAAGCGCCGTTGACTGTGTAAACTGGATCGTTCGACTCACGGTTGTTACCTCGAGAGTTTGAGGTGATACGATGAGCGATGTGACGGTCGGAACTGCAGGGGTCGTCACGGAAACGATACGCTGCGTGGTCACACTCGCCGCATTCGTCGCCTTGATTGTGAACGGCGACGCGGCAAAATATGTGTACTGTGCAATCGTGAGATCTCCTGTTCCTGAGTTTATGGTGATGCCAGTCGTAGTCGGTGTGTATGCCCACACGACTGTTCCCGCGAGTCCTGAATTTGTGAGTGTGAATGTGAGTGTCTGTGAGCCATCCGAAACATCGAGAACCTGTGGAGTTGACGGAGTGACTGTGTTAATAGCGGCCGGTGCAGGCGTCGTCACGATGAACGTTGTCGAGCCGGAAGCACCGGCCGAGTTGGTCGCAATCGCTTTCAAAACAGTCGCGGCAAAGTATGACGTGGCGGCGATCGTGACGAGACCCGACGACGAGTTGATTGACACGCCCGCAGGTACGGCGGTGTTGTCACCCTTTGTGATGGTCCAATAGACCGGGACGGCGTCCGACTTGGATTGTGTTGCCGTGATGCTAGTGTATGCCGCGGTTGACACATCGAGAATACGCGACGATGGCGTGACGATATTCACGACCGGGAGACGCGGCACAAAGACGTTGAACGTTGTTGGCACGGTCGACGAGTATCCCGTGTTTATGTTTGTCGCCGTAACTGAGAAGGGCGTGTTTGGCCAGACGACGCCCGTGGACACCGTCTGGACTGGAACCGTGAACGTGATGAGTCCGTCTGTAGCCACCTGTGTCATGCCACTCCCGCTTGGAAATGGCGATGGCGTGACAGTCCACGCGATCGGACCCGTGTACGCCGTATTGACTTGTTGCGTGACTGCAAACGTTTTCAGAATGGTCGACGTATCGAGTACCTGGTCGGCGAGACTGGCCAGTGTGGGCCGAACAGCCACACCGATATCGAATTGAATGGTCGA